CCCTGCTAAACCTAATGCAATGTGTGACAAAATTTTGAATAACCAATTTACTTTAAATCAAAAGAGCAAAAACATGAAAACATAAAAATATTCAAAGTTAAACGGCTTAAAATAATTGAACTTAACCTACGGCAGTACTTTCAAGGGAAGGCGTAGGTCTACACATATGGCTCCAATCTTACGACCAGCAAAGTTGAACCAAATAAACAGAACTGGGGAGATCCATCCCCCCCCTAATACGGGAGGGGTGTACTAGGGGGTTTTAATCCTTCTTTTCTAACGACTCTAGGTAGCGTCTATGAGCCGCGCGGGCTTTGGCATATAGCAGGGCCTTATCTCCAACGGGGGTTGATTGAATAGGATACTGAGCCAAAAAGGTTGGGGGAATTTCTTCGGCATAAAATTGATCGTCTAAATCGTACCAATCTCGTCCTTGGAATAGTTCTCCATGAGCAGACCAAGCTTGTGTTAAAGTTTGCTTGTGTTTATCATAGAAGTCAGGTCCGTGACCATAGGCCAACATAAGACTAGCATATGAAGCCTCCAATGATGCTGCTCTTGGATCATCACTCTTATGGATCCAATTAGCACAATCTAGAACTGAAACAGTTTCTAAAGCAGCTAAAAATTTTCTGCTACGGGTTGGATGGGGTATTATGTTATTTTTAAGGAAAGTCACCTCTCCTAAATTACAATACTTTCTCATTCTTCCATCCTTAAGAATATCTGTATATACTATACCCATACTCTTAAAAGATTCATGCAAACGTTCATTATCAAACATATCCAAAATACATTCTGCAATAACTAACCATACATCGTCACCATATGTTACAATTCTAACGTATTTGCGAAACATGTCAAGATGTCTCATTTCTGGTTTATCTTTCATAATATCCAGCCATGCACATCGCAAATACATAGAATTGACCATAGTATTCAAATATACAGTCAGAGGACATCCAGAAGGCATTCCGCATAAAGTCTGATAAAGGACATTAAATGATAAATGGAAAGCATTCTTGAGTTCAGCTGCCAAACATTTCCTTACAGTTTTGTTTTTGGCTACTTGATGTTCATCTAAACTCTGTTTTTCATAATACTCCAACCAATCTATAGCAATTTGAAGGGATGCCTCCACTAAAGTGGCATCAAGAGTATCACCAAATGCAGTGTAATCACCGCAAGCATGTACCTTTTGTCCTGGTAAAGCCAACATATAGTTAACTAATGCTGACCAATCTTCTTTCTGAACAGCTATTCCAATCGCATGTTCAACTTCACTTCCTGCATGTTCGAATGCTTGGAAGAATGGGGAGAAATACTGTCGACATTGGATCGTATAATCGACGGGTGAAATAGAAAATATTCTCGTCTTGTCTGGACGTATTTTCTCCTTCTTCTTCCTCTCATCTTTCAAACAGTCCGTGAAGATCGTCGCTGGAATCATACCTGCCTCTCTCATTGATTGTTTTAAAACCAACGCGGAATGCAACTCATCATGAATTCCCATTAATTTCTTTCCATTTTCAGTCTCTTCGATTTTGAAGAGCCAAGATTTATTACTGCAACCTTTTGGTCGCTTAGAAATAAATGGGAAACCTTCCGAAGTTGACATTTCGATCGGTTTCAGGCCAGGATATAATTGCTTATCACCCATAATAGCTTGTTCAACTGTCAGGGGTTGGACTGGTGTACAAATAGGTTTTACTTTTGCAAATATTAACTCTCGATAATCCGCAATAGCTTTGGTGGTGTATTCTTCAGGAATACGAGTATTAGGTTTCCCATGTTTCTCGCATCCTAATTTCATAGGGGATTTCCCTTCAGATCTAGGATCTTTGGGGGATAATATAGTGGGTTCAGTTGCTACCGGATATACTCCTGCTATATCAGAGGGTAAATAACTGGTCTTACCGGTCTCACGGTGTTCTACTTCCTGGATTACAATTCCTCCATCCAAGAAAGTTCCTTCTAAGGTTATTTTGGGATTTCCTTCTAAAGAAACGTACTGTGGGTACTGTTCTTCAGGAGTTGTTGGTGTTAAGGTTCCCATTAAATCATCAAACCAATCTCGCACTAAGTACGTAGAAAGACCTTCCTTGGAATCTCCTGCAATATGCATACCGGCTATTTTTCCGATATTTACATCAACTACTACAGAGCCACACTTGCCAGCTCCATGTACTCCAGGATAAATTATTCCATCTGTAAATGTTAAGACCATGTCATTACACTCCACTTCTTGAGGGGGAGCTCGGGACATATTGATAGGGTGAATCGTTAAAGTTTGACCTAGGGCTGATTCTAAATTTGGGGCTACTTCAAAGAACTGGCCACTCCTAGAGAGACCTTTATCTAAAAGTTCATATGTAGCTAAATGGGGTCTAATATCTTTGAAACAAGGAAATTTAGACGACAATCTATAAATAACTAGATCAGTTCCAGAAACTACTTTGAACTCACTCCACTTAAAAGCTTCGATTTCAATCTCTTGACCTAGATGGTAAATGGACATAATTCTATTCTCATGGTCCAAACGTTCCCAGGCATAGATATAATGATGCGGAAAGATAACATACCTATCACAAATACCAAGAATTCTACATTGGCGACGCTCTACCTTCCCAGTGTCAAGACCACTCATTACTAAAAATCGAGTGTTCTTCACAATGAGATTAGATAAAACATCTGCCTGCATTTCAAACTCTTTAGTTTCATAATCTGTATAATCAGCCTTACGCACCAAACATCGCCTAGACTCATTAGTACCAATATACATTTCCGAAGTTTTAACTAGAGGTTCAACTCTTCTACGTACAATTCCAGTTCTTTTATTTCCATTGAGTGTTTTACCCGAATATTGGGCAGGGCTTACTTGAGGCATTTTTGCTTCATCCTCACTTTCCTCTTCAGGAAAGCGGCGGTTCTGAACAATAGCTCTAACTTGTTTTAAACGAGCTAATTCTATATCCTTTTCTACCTCGGCTATCTTTGTTAAACCCCAGAATGAAGCAGCAACACCCAAAGGTATGGCTAGAATAGAAACAAATTTTGAAATTGAAAGAAGTCGAGTTTTCCAAGTCGCTTGAGAATCAAGTTCTTTATGGATCGACGATATCAACTCATTAACATTGATATTAAATTTCCTTTGGTTTAAACTAAACAATTCAGGATGTGAAACTCCCAACATCGCCCAGTATCTGGATCGATAAGCAAGGATTTCCAATATTTTAGGACCGTGTTCTGTCGATTTTAACAGACATTTAGATTCGCAGTATTTCTCATACATAATTCCGCCAGTTCGATAACTAACGAACTTCTCAGAGTCCTCAGAGTAATAACAAGAAAATAGATTACTTGGAGTATGAACGCAAAGTGAGCCTTCAATTGTATTAAGATATGGTATACAATTTGAATACTCATCCTTACTCACTTTCCAAATCTTCCTTTCCTGGTGTACTCGTTGGCCAGTAAGAAGTTGAGCTGTTAAAATGTTCTTTTGTTGCTCATCTTGTAAGAGGGCTGCGCGTGTTAAGAGAGTAGACTTTTCATCTTGAGCTACTCGGTGTTCTAACAAATCCTTTAAAACATTATTAAATCCTCGCTCATCAACCATAACCTCGAGCTGGGAGCGGGTTTCCAGTTGACTAGGAAGCATTTCACTCTTCTTTCGGTTCTCCGTTAGTATTGGAGTTCCATCTGCTATAACCTGGTCTATTACGGCGGTAGCATTGGTGTATTTCTCAGTATTTACGGAGCTTAAAACCTCCTGCTTCAATTTTCTCACATTAGAAGCAATTTCATTATTAGTCTCATATTTTATTTGACCTTCAACTTGAGTAGGGTCTCGTATTACTCGAACTTTCTTATTTTGATATAATTCTAATAAATGGAACTGCTTAATCCTATGTGCGTCAAAAGCTGCAAAGGTTATATTCACCATAGTCTGAAAATCCACTGGGCTCAACCATGCTTGATCGTATTCATCGTGTGGATTCAATTTCTGAAGAAATTCTAAATGTTGATATTCATCCACATTAATACCTGCTGCCTTTATACGTTCAATAGCTGCAGCGCCGACATAATGCGCGGCTACTGTTGAAGCTGTTGGCGTAAATTGCGCTTTCCATAAGATAGAATATCTTCTGAAAATAGCAGTTTTCTCCCGAACACAATCAAGCGATGGATAAGCCACATTACTGTTCAACCAAACAATTTCTGGTGCATACACTCTTCCTTTATCTTCTATAGCTGCCCCGGGTCTAATAAATGGAGCACAGGACATTAACATCTGGAAGTAACAAAGTTCTTCCACCATCATAGTAGGATCATTCATAGGACAAAGCTCATCCTTTAAGAGAGCTGGTTGGTTATATAATCCATCCCAATGTTTCATTCCATGTTGCAAATGCCACACAGATTGGCCATGATAAGTTATCTTGGCTTCATCTAATATAGCATTTATAACAGGGGTCGTAAACTGGGATTTACCAACACCAGGAGCTCCGGTCATATGAATGCAGAAAGGTTCTCTACGCCTAGAAGTGCCACAACCCATACGGGCTGCGCGATCTCGAAGTGAACTTAATTTTCTTTGCATTTCGAGAATCGTAGCAATTGATTTTAATTGTTTCAATTGTGCGGAATCTCTCAACAAAGAAGCACCTTGTTCACAGGCAATATCTACATCCATATAACCATCGATCATAGTCATAACTCTCTCTTCATTCCGAGGGTGTAATAATTCGGAAGCTCGTCTAATATAATCATCCACTATATTGGGTTTTACAAAGTGCCATCGCACTATGTTAGAAATATTCTTAGCATAATAAACAACATTCTTAACAAAGTACGAAAACACCTCAAACAACATAGAAAGAACTTTAACCACTGATTCAGCTGTTTTACAATTGGATTTCAAAATCTTCATGACCTTTGATACTTCAACTTTACCCGGTCTAATGTCTCTCAATTCTAACTCGCAACAGGACGCTATACACATGTATAAGCAGGTGATAATCTTTGTTATTATATTCTCATCACCACTGGCTTCGCTACGTTTTCTCGCCAATCCTAATGCAGATAAAAAGTCTTTAACATGAGATAATAAATCAGACATTACATTAAAAGACATTAAACCAACTTGTACTAAAATAGATGCAAATGCTATAAAAACATGAGTCATGTTTGGAGTAGCAATTACATGGGTCAATTGTGAAGCAACAAGGATCAAAACATTATTCAAATCCAATCGATCATATCCTAGTTCAACCATATTTTTAATTGATTGCCTCAACTCAGCAAGGTCTATCCCTGATATATATCTGAACATCCTAGCAATAATACCATTCTCTTCAGCTTTTTCTCGTGCAATCGTTTGTTTTGATCGCTTCTTAAAGGGAGCACCTTTCTTAGATGAGGAGGAGCTAGCTCCTTCTGAACTATATCCTCTAACACAACTATCGTCTTCGGCTTCACCCATTTCGAACTTTTTAAGCTCTACATGTTCAAAATCCTCTTCGACAGAACTTGTTCGTTCTCGTTGAACATTCTCACTAGTTTCATACTGTCTAAGAGTTACCATTGCTGGAAATCCTATAGGTAAATAAGGTGAGAAATCATCAGCATAAGACCATAGTACTGTTACAGGAATAATCATCTTTGGAATCAGAGTGTTTTGCATAACAGAAAATCCTCCAACTAACTCTCCAAGAGAGAAAGCTTCATTGTCAAACATTCTGCTAAACTTAGGTCGCTGTAATAAACCCATAGGCCCGCGTAAATAGTAAGGCACTTCCACGGTCAAAACTGGATTTACTGTTGATGATTGTATAGCTGTCGCATAGTTATGGCAATACATTGAGTCAACATTGGCTTTAGAAACCAATCGGATATTCTCCGTGTTAACCCTACGATCAGGGCGATGTTGAACCCAATACATTATATCTACTGATGGAGTAGAACCAAAGATTAGTTTGAATCTAAGACCTCCTCTAAAGAAGCGATAAAAAGAGTTAGTAATAGGTATTATACCATCTCTTATTAAAGCTGCTCCTAAATTTGTTCTAGCATTTAATGCTAGACCGGCTGGTAAAATAGGAATACAGAACGATACTTGTCCCATACTCGTTGAAGAAGATAAATCTATATTAAGAGTGAAGTTGCCGTAGGGATGGTATCTCCTACATAAATCCTTAATGGAATCAAATGACTCTCCATACAAATCTTTACCATTTCCTGTTGTAATAGGGGAAAAGAAAGTAGGACATTCTTCTTTAATATGTGGTTCCATTTCGTTTACTTCAACCAACTTAACTTCATTATCTCTCCAAAAATCTTTAACAATTTTCTGAGCATCTAAAGAGCGAGGTGAAACTTCATCAAAATAAATTCTAGAAGCTTCTGATTCTGTCAGATCTATGGCATTTTTTGTATCTACGACAGTTAAATAATCATAATTTGGATTAGTCCTAGGAACAATTGTAAATTCACGAGGTCTCTTAGCAGTTGGAGGATTACCCTCCAATACTTCGGTTACATCATAATATATATATACAAGCTGTATCTGTGTTGTAGCTACAGCTGCATATTGAAAACCATGTGAATCTCCAACATTCAAAGGAACTATGAATAGGTTATTATTTCGGATTTTAGCGGAATTAAAAAAGTTATGACCAATGAAATTTAATTTTCTCAGAATTGCCTGAAGGGCGACATCTGTATTACGGTAAAATTTTAATTTATCAGGATCTAAACCAGTCTGAGTTATAAATTGACTAACGTGTTGACCACCGCTACCATAACGCAACATGGCAATATTGCCAGTTGGATTAACAGCCGAAGCCCAAGAATCTATCTGTATGGGCCAATAACCGCCTCTTGGAACTATTACGGAATTTGGATCTGGATTTGGTCCGTTGGAATCAAAACATAAACCAATACTAGGTTGTACTGGAATAGCCACTTCAAAGTCTTCACCTGCCCTCATATAGACATTAATCTCTATAGTCTTAGGGATAACGCTCGTATATACAAGAGGAGTCCTAATAAAGAAGAAAATCCTACCTGGAGGACTAACTTCTTCATCAAGAATACCCGTGGATATACGACGATCCCAAAATGGTGTCGGGGAAACAAAAGGTACTTTAAATTCAAAATTCCTAGGTCCTCCAGCCATCAATTTGAAAGAATCATATTGACATCCCTTGATATCTTCAAATGAAACATCATCCAATTGTCTAGGGACGAAACCTACAATAACTTCCATATGATGAGCTGAACAACATACAAACTCAAATTCAAATACTATTGACCCTCTCCATTTTCCAAACATATTAGAAACAACGGCCAAAGGTGGTAAAGAATAAGCCATATGTTCATTAACTCGATATGAATTATATTCAGTCAAGTTGAGCATAGGACAAGCTTCAAGACTCAAAGCCTTCACAAAAGTTCCAGCTCTATAGTCTCGCGAAAGGGTTACGGTTTTAATATAACCTCTAGTTTGAGCTATTTCATGCCAGGTGGTTTTATTCGTTCTAATATCTGGATGAGGAGTTTGACCTCTAGCATCAAGACGGAGCAACTGAACAGCTTCTACGTAATTATTACCAGCAGCAAGACCAGTTGTGGTTTGTGGTGTAGTCAACAAGGGAGCACCTTGATATGGTGGTTTATCTCGGTTAGGGTCGCTATCAACATTGTTTAATATTTTCGAAGCGGCCATCATAGCCAACATAGGTAACATTTCACTACGATACGTTCTAGTACCTATTCCGGAGGATGTTTTTCCATACAAAATAGCCTTCACAAATCTTACGGATACTGTAAAAACTAACTGATTAATTTGACCTTCAGCAGCAAGTAGTTTATTGAAAGGTGTAAATATCAAAGTTCCTAATTTTGCTGTACTCTTAAAGTCATTTCGATCAGCCAGTGGCAGAGCGCTAAAGTACGAAGCGAAAGGTATTCTCAATATTGCTGAATTTTCATTAGCAGCATTGATCATGACATGTTCACGTTGTATCATAGCACATCTCGTACGTCGATGTGTACTGTAACCAGCATCCATCTCATCGTGGTAGTAAAAAGAACCTATAAGCATTCCCCGAGTCCATGCAAGTCCTGTTAAATTAATCTGCACTTCCATGTCCATATTTGCATATTGATGGACTAAAAATGGTTTTATCTGTGGAAGATTAGATTTTTCCAACAAAACTTTGGGTAGTTGGTACTCCCAATATTGAACTTCTGGTTCATGTTTTGAATTCCATTCCTCTTGAGTCAAATAAATCCAAGAATCCGTTAACGGATTCTCTGTCGTTGTTGACGAAGTAGCCATATCTAAGAGCTTAGCTCTTACAATTGGCCTATTTATATTTGCCTCAGAGGGATCCGCAGGTTGTTGCAAAGTTACATCACCTGCCGTAATACATTCCAAACGTTCAGAATCACCACCTTCCATTTCAAACCTCTTACGAGGTCTGTAATATGGTTTTTCCAAACATTCTATATTCTCTCTACTCTTCTTAGCTAGAGAGAAGGTTTTAAACATATTCTTCGGAGTTACACTCCTATGAATACGCTTAAATTTAAGAAGTTTTACAAACTTCTTAACACGCTGCTCACGAAGAGCAGCAATTTTACTACCTAAACGAATTAGGCAGTCCACGATGTATTCCGGAGAATACACCGCCCATGGGTCGACCACGGGCACCTCCAAGATGTCCCGCAACACCGAAGTGTCCGGTATCACCTTCTTAGGACAGGATCCCTGTCCTTTCACGCTTGTAGCACAAGCGGGTCTAGTGAGCATAGGCTCATAGACGGTGGGGGGGGGAGTCTTCTTTGAGACGTTGTACTTGATGTACCACATCTTAAAGAAAGCCTTCAGATCTCTCTGAAGGGGGCGGCCGAAGAGATGGGGTCTAAGACCCGCATCTACTTCACTCCAATAAGCCCGCTGCCATGCAGGCTTATCTTCTTCAGTGATGGGGGTAGCCCACCACTGTCTTATCCTTTCCCGTCTACGACGGGCTTTCTCCTCCTTACTTAACCTAATGCGCCGCATACGCTGGCGCTCTTTCCTTAAACTAGAATTAACCTCCTTAGGGGAGGTTATAACTATTTTGGGGATAATCCCCACACTATGCCCTAACTTATTATTTAACTTAATACTATTTTGAGTGCTTACGCACTCACTATAACTGAACCAGCCCTGTTGAGGGGGGTTCAGACGGGCAAGAAGAGCTAAATGCTCCTGCTCGGTCTTGCAGCCGAGAATGGGAAGAGGGGACACCTGCAGCAGTGATTTTCCATGGCGTTGTATCATTTCATAAAGCAGTGGGTTGAGACAGACTTAAGATACAGGAGGTTCTCACGCTCCGATAAATTCCGGGCCATTTGATCATAAAAGCAATCGGGACATTAGGGATATCAAAAAGGGACTAGAAACGCCTACAGTTTAGGTGCGTACTACACTTGGGGGTCGCTACTCAACTTCTACATAACGGTCTACTCCGGTCAGCATTCACCATCCATAGTGATTCAACGTACATGATAACTCCAGAGGGGTTGAATCGAATTGAAGCCTCATCGGGATAAGCGTTAAGTTTCATCGGTTTTCACGTCGCCCTTGCCAAGGCAGCCGTCTGACATATACTTCAAGTGGGACTGCAGAGACCCCACTATCCATATAATACAGGGACGGACCTTTCACAAGTCTACTAAGTGTATAACTTGCAATGGGGGGACAGGCAAATCCTTTAAGATATTTCAGGGTTATTATACAATTAAGCTAATATTTACATTTATAACTAATATTTACAATTAAAATAATAATACTGCTCAATATATATACATAAAGATAAGAAATAATAAAATTATCTAAACCATAATAATAAATAACAATCGTACTAAGTACAAAGTACTCATTAAAATAACAAGGTAAATTTATTTTGATGCTAGTACCAACTCCGTGGCGTACAGAACCGCCGTTGGTAGCACATCGGTGCCGAAGATTAGAACTATCACTGTTCTCCAATGCTTCTGATAACATTGTTTGGTGTAAGAACCTCGATGTTAGTCGAGTGTGATATCAAGACATCTTGGGAAAACTGGTGAGGTTGAGAGCAAAAGCTCTCAACCTCAC